GGGTATGCGTGAGACTATAAATAGAAGTCCAGGCCTTATTATAATGATGGAGACTGGAGCATACCACTCTGATGAGTTTAGAAAAGAATGGAGAGAGACGTTTGATGAGTATGTATTTGATTACGATGGCTCGTTGGCGGAGGCTCCAAATAAGTGGCTTGATATGACAGCAATGGATACAGCGGTGCTAATTAAAAGATGATAAAGTTATATCAAAATAAGGCATGGCTTACTCAGAAGTATCTTAATGAGAATTGCTCTGCAGAAAAAATAGCATTACTATGTGGCGTAAGCTCGCCTACAATATATAATGCTCTAAAAAAGTTTGGAATAGTGAAAAAGAAATAATGAACGATACCCAAAAGATAATAAAGATAATATGTGATGAAATCTCAGACTTTCTTATTGCTAAAAATAATGCATATGGAAATTCAGCAATAGAGCCTATACGTATATTTTCATCAGCCTCAACCGAGGAGCAACTATTTGTTAGAATTGATGATAAATTAAGTAGAATTATGCGTGGCAAGGAGTACCCTGGAGATGATACTATAGATGACCTATTGGGATATCTAATACTACTAAAGGTTTATAAGAGGACAATTAATGAAAGCAAAGAAGCAAAATAGTTCAGTAAAAAAGGGCCCACCATACCCATATACAGCATCTTCATGTGAATTTATTCTTGAATTAGAGTATAATTATGGTAAGGACAAAATGGTAGAAGGAACTAAGTTTAAAATAAAAAATAAACGAGGGACCTATAGCTTTGTACAACATGTTAAAAATGTAACACTAGATAAGGAATGGATTGACTGCCTTGACGATGACACAAAGCAGTGGAAGTCATTCACCATTGATAGCATTAGTAGAATAGTTAAGCCTAGAAAACCAAAAAAATGGAGAACAAAAGTTGAGTGAAGTAAACCCAGTTGACCACTATAAAAAGGTCAATGATGCAGTTGAACTCTATATCAAGGGATATAGAGAGACAGCCATTGCAGAAATGACTGGGGAGAAGCGTAAAGACGTAGTTCAATACATTCAGGATTGGAAAAATGTTGTAAGCCATGACCCTTACATTAAGGCAAGGGCGCTAGACACAGTCAATGAGGCAATGGATCACTATGCAACAATTAAAAGAGATGCATGGGATATAGCATCCAGAGCAAAGTCAGATGATGACCGTAAGATAGAAATTTCAGCACTGACCCTTGCAGCAAATATAACAAAGCAAGAGTTTGAGCACCTAAAGGCTGCTGGAGTAATGCAAGATGAAGACATTGCATCAAGAATTATAGAAATTGAAGAGCAGAAAAATAAAGTAGTTGACATGCTTAGATACCTAGCGCCACAGTTATGCGAAAAAGACAGAAGGTTGATAGCCGAAGAGCTATCAAAGCTATCTGGCAAAGTAGAAGAGGTTCCAATTGATTAATTTTGATGAACTTGCTTCTATAATGGACAATGCTGAGTTTGAAGAAATTCCAGTAGACCTAGAAACGTTTTGTTATTCGGAACAATTTCTTGGACTAAAAAGAGTTTCTGAATATCAGATGCAGTGTCTTAAGGCAATGACTCAAATTTATTCAAAAGAAACATTAGTAAATCTCCTTGGAGAAGAGGAGGGCAATAAGAGATATAAGCAAACTAATAGAGAAGTTATTTTACAGCTTGGCAAGGGGTCTGGAAAAGACTTTATGAGTACAGTGGCCGTTGCATACATAGTGCATCAACTACTTTGCCTAACAGACCCTGCTCCATATTATGGAAAGCCAAAGAATGACGCAATTGACATACTTAATATTGCTATTAACGCAACTCAGGCAAAGAATGTCTTCTTCAAAGGACTTAAGCGAACGGTAGAGAACTGCCCATGGTTCAATAATGGCCCGAATGGAAAGAGATATTATGTTAAGGCAGACTCAATAGAATTTGATAAGCATATAACTTGTCACTCTGGCCACTCCGAAAGGGAGGCCTGGGAAGGATACAACGTTATTGTTGTAATTCTTGACGAGATTTCGGGCTTCTCTCTAGATAGTACAAGTGGGAACTCGCAGGCAAAGACGGCAGCAGATATCCATAAAATGTACAAGGCCTCAGTATCGTCTAGGTTCCCAGAGTTTGGCAAAACACTACTACTTTCATTCCCAAGATTTAAGGGAGACTATATTCAGCAGAAGTATGAAGAGGCAATATCTTCAAAAGATGTTTACGTTAAAGAACATACGTTTACACTTAATGAAGAGCTTACAGATGACTTTCCAAACAATAAGTTAACAATAGAGTGGGAAGAAGATCAAATTAAAAGCTATGCGGTTGAAAAGACATTTTGCATGAAGAGACCAACGTGGGAAGTAAACCCTACAATTGAACTAGACTCACTTAAAGGTGACTTCTTTATTGATTCAATTGATGCACTCTCTAGATTTGCATGTATGCCTCCAGACTCAGTAGATGGATTCTTTAGAAATAGAGATAAGGTTGAGTTAGCATTTTCAAATCCAATGCTTGCAGTTGATTCTGATGGTTCATTTAATGAATCGTTTAAGCCAAGGGATGGCGTTGAGTACTTTATACACGTTGACCTTGCACAAAAGCATGACCACTGTGCAGTAGCGATGGCTCACGTAGATGGATGGACGACTTCAGCACTATATGAAGGAAGTAGTACAACAATTAAGCCACGGGTTATTGTTGATATGCTTATGTGGTGGACTCCAACTAAGGAAAATGTAGTTGCACTTGATACTGTAAGGGACTTTATTATTGATGTACATAATAGAGGCTTTAGGCCTAAACTTGTTACATTTGACCGCTGGAACAGCATTGATATTATTAAAGAACTAAGTGCATATGGAGTTCCGTCAAATACATTTTCAGTAAAGAAAAGCCATTACCAGGACTTCTTTATCCTGGTAGCAGAAGAGAGGGTAAAGGGGCCATATGTTCAACTTTTAATTGATGAATTGATGGGCCTAAGAATCATTAAAGATAGGATTGACCACCCAAGAACTGGGTCAAAGGACTTATCTGACGCCGTATGCGGAGCAATATCAAATGCAATTATCGGAACCATACCAGACTGGGACGGGGAAGAGATAAGTATTGTTACGCTTGAGGACTTTCAAAAGCCAGAGGCGCCAGAGAAAGAAAAAAATGATGGTGTTACTAGAGCACCAAAGCTTGATAAATCAGAAATGAATCAAGATATAAGTGAATATCTAAAGTCACTATCCATTATATAGTGATACAATAATACATATAACAAACCAGAAGGAGTAAAAATGGATTTAACACAGCTTTTTGATAATAGAGAGCTAGCAGTATCTCTTGCAGTTGGTTTTTTGATTCCAGCAGCAGTTGCATTCGTAACAAAGAGATTGGGTTCCAATACGCTTAAGAGTGGAGTCCTTGTTGCACTATCCGCGTTGTCGGCAGTACTTGTACAGGCAACAACTACAGATAATTATAACCTAAACACACTATTGACGGGGTTCTTTGTAACATTTATTAGTGCTGTTTCTTCACACTACGGATTCCTTAAGCCAGTAGGTATTACAGGAACTGATGGAGCAATCCAGACAGTATTCCCAGGTGGAGTTGGTAAGGTAGTCCCAGAATATGTAGCGCCATTGTCAGAGTCTGTTGAAGCCACAGATGCAGATGCACTTGCTGGTGAAGACGTACAAGATGAACTTGGCGTGGGCGAGGCAGTATAATGGTATATTACTTAGCCCCCTCATTGGTAAATCTTAGATCAGAAGTTAATCGTAGATGGCCTAAAAGAAATAAATCCAGCGATGGGTGGCTAGGTGATACCGCTCATCAAAATAGAAAGTCTGAACACAATCCAGACTCAAAGGGATGTGTTCATGCAATTGATATTACAGCTCAGGGAATTGACCCAAGAGTTTTAATATCTTCAGCAATCAAGCACCCAAGCACATGGTATGTAATCTACAACGGTGTAATTTATTCTAGAACATATGGATTTAAGCCGAAGAAGTACACTGGATCAAATCCACATAGAACGCATATCCATGTATCAATTGAGTTAACAACAGCTGCTGAAAAGAGTAAGGTCAGGTGGCTATCTGCGAAGAAGCCAACAACAGCACCAAGACCAAGGGTACCAGCCTACCCTGGGTCAGCAGAATTTCAGGTAGGCGACAGGGGAACACACATTAAGGTAGTACAACTTGCAGTAGGCAATAAGCCAACTGGAGTAATGGGTGTTAGTGACTTGAAGAAGGTTAAGGCTTTTCAGAGAGTACGACCAGGCCTATGGCCAGCTGATGGAAAGATTGGCCCAAAGACATATGCAGCATTAGCAGCTAGTCCAAAGGTTAAAGCTAGATTCCGTCCATAAATAAATAAAATACATATAGCCGAAGGAGATTTCCTTCGGCTATATGTATTTTGACGTATATCTGATATAATTAATATCATGGCAAAACTAGAAGTTACCCCACAAAAACTAGATATTACCCTGTATCAGGG